TGTTGTTTCAGAACATCACTGACGACAATTACGACGGCAAGCCCGACAAGGTCGTTAAGCCGTCGCCCGAGCCGATGCCGCAGGAGGTAGATCCGCCATGAGTGGAATGATAAGCGTCCTGATCTCGATCATCGTCACCCTGATCGTACTCGGCGTGGTGTGGTGGGCGATCCAGCAGCTCCTGCCGCTGATTCCGCTCGGCGAACCATTTCGCACCATCATTCGGGTGCTGATGACGGTCATCATCGTGCTGATCGTGCTGTGGGTGATGCTGCAGTTGCTAGGCTATGCCGGGGTTCACGTTGGTGGACCCTTTCGCTGATCAGAGTGAGGCACTGCCACCGGCCGAGCCATATCGGCCAAAGGTGTGTCGAGGCTGCTAAGCCAGTTTCGGGTAACACTACGGTAACACTACCCCCCATCTGTTCCATGTGTGTTCATGGTCTTTTATAAATGTCACCTCTGAAATATCAACGGGTTAGCTAATGAGGTTGAAATCAAGTATTTACGTCGCGTCATTGATATTACACGATATTTTGCGCACTTGGTAACGCTACGGTAACACTACCGCGCATTCGCGGCTCCTTTCTGCCAGTCAGGATGATGATGCCCGTAGGTGCTGATTAGAACCTGCAGGGACATCCCCAGTGCGTTCGCGACTTCCCATGGTGCAACTCCCGCCTTGAGCATCGTTGTCGCTCTGGAGTGCCTTAGAACGTGTGGGGTGACGTAATCAGGAAGGCCGGTCTTACGCATCACTCGTTCCCATGCGCTGACCGGGCGAGCAATGCGCTTGCCTTTCCAATTGACGATGTAGACAGCGTTTTTCCCGTCCATTCGCTTCCAGCGGCGGAGGTGCGCCATCAACCGATCGCCCATACGAACGGCAGGAGCTTTCTTCTTCGTCTCAACTGCGCCACGCTCTTTGCGCTGCATGGCGCCGGTCTTGAGATCGACCATCGACCATTTTAGCCCGGCTATCACGTCACGCCTCGACCCGGTGTACCAACCAATTATGAAGAACCGGGCAAGATGTGGAGTCTTGCGGGCAACGAATAGAAAACGTGCCGCTTCCTCCCTCGTCATAAAATTCGAGCGTGCAGATGGCCTTTGAGGCAGAACCACACTTGGGATAACGAGCAATGGGCCGTGCTCGCGGTGCCAGTGCTTTATCGCTGCGTTGAGAAACAGCAGCTCTCGTCTTGCTGATGGCCCGGCATTCCGGTGCGCCGCGTAGGCTCGGCACGTCTGCGCCGTTACATCTTGAACGCGTTTTCCGCCCCACCATTTGCCCAGTTTTCTGATGTCGTAAAAGATGTGTTCTCGGCTTACCTTGTGAGCCAGATGCTCCGTGGTGTAGGCGCTTAATACGTCTGCGATGTACGGCGTGGCGCTATCCTTGACGATGTGCTGCGCCGCAATGTATTCGCCGAGGGCTTTTTGAGCCTGTCTAGATTCATCAAGAGTGCATCCCGTGCGGCATCGGCTTCGACCGTCGAGGATAGTCCAGGTTTTTCTTTTCTTGTCGAACCAGAGGCGTGGGCCGGTGCTTCTACGCGGCATTTGGCTTGCATTTCTCTTAATTTCGCGGGAGTCGTGAAATAGGCACGCCCGATTTTGGACATGTCAAGGTTGCCCCTGGTGTGCTCTGCCCTCAAGGTAGCAACCGTGATCCGTCCACGGAAATAAATCTCGCAGGCGTCTTTAAGCGTTAAAAGCGTATCGTCATCAGTCATTTGTCCTGCTCCGGTGCGAGGGCGGCGCGGGCTTCATCACGCCATTCTCGGACAGCTCGAACCAACACAGCATGTGACGAGATGTAGAGATTGCTATCGTCTAACCCGGCTATATTGCGAATAAGATCTTCCAGCGCCTCGACACGAGTGTTAGCTAGCACGGCCTCCGCCGCGTATCTTCGGACCTGAGCCTCCAGCGCCTCGATGCGGTCGTTAGCCATAATGGTCTCACCCGCGCGTCGTTGGACTTCTATCTCCAGCCATTTGATGCGGGCATCTTTTTGACGGACCAACTCTTCCCAATACAGTTCGTTGGTTAGATACTGTTCTTCGCTCATTTGTCCTGCTCCGGTGCGAGGGCTGTGCGGATTTCATCGAGACCGCAATCGCAATCATGGCCTTTGAAATAGCCACAACTACTGAGGTGGTTGGCATATACCAGTAACTGCGTCTCCAGCGCCTCGATGCGGTCGGCGGCTTCGCCTAAAAGATCAATGTGTACGGTATTGTGCGGCTGGGAAAATTTGATTTCCTTGCGCAGCCGTTCTACAAAATCGCTCATTTGTCCTGCTCCGGTGCGAGGGCGGCGCGGGCGACATCATTCAGTCTGTCGAGAGTGTTCAACCAATCAGGCTCGTCGTCATCATTCGCAATCTTCATAATCTCCCGCAGCGCCGCCTCCAGCGCCTCGATGCGGGTTTTGGCGTTCTCATAAAGGCTTTCATACATCCCCGCCTCATACTGTAAATTTGCTATTCGTTCCTGATCGTAGCCACTCATTGTACAATCCTGATGCGCGGCGCGGCTTTCCGTTTCCGCTCTTCCTCTTCCCTGAGGTAGGACACTATCCACCCGACATCGTTCCAGAGCGCCCAAAGCGCGGCCTCCTCGGCCAACACTTCGTCATAGGTTTCTGGCCGTTTAACCATTCTAGCGATGTCGAGCATCCTTGCTCTGATGCTGTTGACGACCTGGCCTACGGGTTCGCGTTCCGGAGTTACTTCTTGCAATGCCATGACTTGCCTCCATTGCTCAGTACTTTGTGCATGTGATGGCGGGTGCAGGTGTTGATGTCCTCCCGCTCTGCCTCGATGACGGTTTCTGGTGGTTTTCGCGGCTTTGCCGGCGGTATCGGTCTTGGCGGTAGCCGTTGTGGTTCTGGCGTAACATTGTTCGTCTCAACGTTGATCGGATCCTCGATATCGAGCGACCCCCAGCGCACCATGCTGTCGCCGTTCTGGTGATAGGCGCGCATTAGCGCGTCGTGTTTCTGTTCCTCGGTCGGTTCCTGCGCTATGGCAGGAACCGCGAGCGCGAGCAGCAGCGCGGTATGGACGAGGCTACGCATTGGCGCGATCCTCGATCTCGGCCAGCAGTTCGCGAATGGCTTCGGTTTCTGTGCGTCCGTAGCCGGCTGGCGAGTTGCTGAAGAAACCACGTTCGTCGCAGTAGTCGCAGTCGTAATCATCGACATCGATGGCGACCCAGTAGCCGTCCGGCTGTTTGGTGGTCTTGATGTCCATGACTACAGCCCCATCATTTCATCGCGGCGCATCTCGGCGCGCTGCTCGGCGGCGTCCTCGCGGTCGGAGGCGAGTTGCTCGTTGATGGCGTCAGAAACCTTGTCGGACCATTCGGTTTCGAGACGATCGCTGATGATGAACTCCAGCTCGGCAGGCGCCTTGACGTAGACCCACGGCTTCTTGCCGGCAGCGCGCTGTTCCAGGGTCAGATGCACGTAACCCTCAAGACAAACGCTCTCGACGGCCCAATCGCCACTGCGGTTGTATTGGATTTCGGCCATGCCGTTGACGAGGCCAGCCTCGATGCGGTTGCCTTTGCCGTCGATGACGATCGCAATCGGCAGTTCTTCGAACTCAAAGGAAAGAATGTTGCTCATTTTGCCCTCATTAAGGAAAGGAGTTTTCCTAACCATTGAAGAAGGTTTATAGGACTTTTCCTTAAAGGTCAATTCCTTTTTTCACAAAAATTTAATGGGGAAAACCCGTCCTTTGGGACAATAGAGACCCCCGCGCACATGTGGTGTCGCGGGGCCGGGGCTGTTTTAGGGGGTTTTGGGCGCCGGGGCGGCGATCAACGCCGGCTGTAGTTTCCCACGACGGTATGGCAAATCTGCCACTCAGCACGTTTCAGCTCGAAATCCTTTTTAGGATTGTGCTGGTGGACGTACCAGGTCTTGTCATTATAACGGATGAGCTGCTTGACCATGCAAAGCACATCGCCGTCGTCTTTATGCGCTCGAAAGATACAGGTATCCCCGTTGCGCGGCGGTAAATGCGGATTAACAAGCGCAGTCGAACCGTGCTTGCATTCCGGATCCATCGAGTCGCCTGTGATGATCATCCCATAGGCGTCTTCTGTGCGCGACAGAAAGTCTGGGCGCGCTTCCCAGTCCACAGGTCTGTCTGTCACAATGAGCGCTCCATCGCCGCCTTCTGCGGTACCGAATACGGGCAAGTCTCGGTTGGACATTATGGAGTGTGGACGAAGGCTTTCAAGGAAATTTTGCCGGGAACCTGATATATCTTGCGCACCATTACGAGCGGAGGTTGTGTTCGCGTTACTGGGTTTGGCATAATTGCGCGAGGGCAGGGCCAATGATTTGCCGCGCAATTGATCTGCATCAATACCCAACAATTGCGCCAGGGTGTTGCGCTCATCTTCGCCGAGTTCCTCGGGGATACCTCGTTTGAGAAACTGCTGAAGATAAGACGAGTTACGGCCCATGAGGACGGAAGCCCGCGACATCGTCAGGTTGGCCTGTTTCAGCCTGGTCAGAATCAGGTTCCGCACAACATCCATACCTCCTATTTAGGAAATATCTGATTTTTATGCACGAAGGAATTATCCTCTTGACTTATTAAGGAAAAGTCCTTATTTCCTTTTGCCATGAAATCTCCAACCGATAATCTCCTTATCGAGATTCGCCTGTTCCTTTTGGAAACAGGAATGGTGCCCTCAGCTTTTGGTTCCCGGTCCATTGGCGATCCCAACCTTGTCAGTGACCTAAAATCAGGTCGCGAATTGCGTCACGGGACGCTGATGAAGGTTCGTGCCTTCATGGATTCTTACGAACGTGCATCAGCCTAAACAAATTCGCGCGCGTAATTTTGGAAACGTCGGACAGGAATTGAAACAATGGAACAGGTAATCTCGTTCGACTGGTCGCGGCTGATCGAGGACGTTGCCGGTCCAATGCGCGCCAATGAAACCCGCGAACGCTGGCTGGACCGGGCGGCGCGCAAAAGCCGGCTGTCGTATCGTCAGATCAAGTCACTGTATTACGGACAAAGCAAAGACCCGCGCATCAGTACCGCCATCCGCATCCTTGATGCCGCGGATAAAGCGCGTAAGGAAGCGGCAGTACTCGCAACGCAGTTCGAGTTACTGGCGGGGTCACTCAATGCTCAAAATTCGGATCGCTATAGCTCTGATGTGCTTGCGCTTATCAACGCGGCTCGCGCGCTTCGCGGTCTGGCTGGCACCTGAGATACAGCGATGATGTCACCCCCCAGCCCTTGGCTCATTCCCGGCATCATCGCGCGGCTGTGTGAACTGCACGCGCTCGACGGCAAACAGAAACTATCGTTCTCGGCCATCCGTGATGCGCTCAACGCCGAGTTTGGCACTGCGCTGACCCGCAACGCCATTGCCGGTTGCGTCCATCGCGTGAAACTGCCGTGTCGGCCGTCGCCGCTGAAGAGGATTGCCGAGATGACAAAAGTGCGGATCGATGCGCCAATCGTGCCGGTCGAGGCGCAATTACCGCCAACACCGACCGGGCTAATGATCCTGCAATTATGCGAGGGCGTCTGTCGCTGGCCAATGGGCGAGCTGCTTGCTTACCCGCCGTTTGTCTATTGCGGTCATGACGTCACCCCGGGCCGGCCGTATTGCGGGGAGCATTGCACGCTGGCCTACCACGCGCCGCAAGTGAGGTGGGCATGAGCATCGCTATCCGACATGGCGATTGTCGCGACGTGCTCCGCACACTGCCGGATCAGAGCGTGCATTGCTGCGTGACGTCGCCGCCCTATTTCGGGCTGCGCGATTATGGGCACGCCGGTCAGATCGGCCTTGAAGCAACACCAGACGCATTCGTGGCCGAAATGGTCGCGGTGTTTCGCGAAGTGCGGCGCGTGCTGCGAGACGATGGAACGCTGTGGCTGGTGCTCGGCGATTCTTATGCTGGCGGCGGCGGACACTCTCCGAACGCGCCGTCATCCAAGACAAGCATAAGCGGAAAATACGGTGACGCATTAAAGGAAGGCGGGATCAAGCCGCAGGGGTTTGTGAAGGCCAAAGACCTAATCGGCATCCCCTGGCGCGTTGCTTTCGCCCTACAGGCTGACGGCTGGTATCTGCGCCAGGACATCATCTGGTCGAAACCCAATCCGATGCCGGAGAGCGTCACCGACCGCTGCACCAAGGCGCATGAACACATTTTTCTGCTGAGCAAGAGCGCGCGGTATTTTTACGATGCGGAGGCGATTGCGGAACCAACAGTTTATGATCAACGCCTAGTTAGGATTAATTCACCGAAAAACATAGCGTTAGGATTAAAGCCAACGCGAGAATACGACCATGTGCTTGAAGGCGGCCGCAACAAGCGCAGCGTTTGGGAAGTCGCCACGCAGCCCTTCAGCGAGGCGCATTTCGCGACATTCCCGCCGGCGCTGATCGAGCCATGCATCAAGGCCGGCTGCCCGATCGGCGGCACCGTGCTTGATCCATTCGCCGGCGCGGGCACCACCGGGCTCGTCGCCGATCGGCTGCAGCGCAACGCGATCCTGATCGAACTCAATCCGGATTATACCGCTATGTCCGATCGGCGCTTACGCGACGATGCCGGCCTATTTGCCGAGGTGTCGTCATGAACATCAGTGTTGGCGAGTACCGAACCAAAATATCGGAGCATCAGTTACAGGTGCAGGTGCTGGCCTACATCGAGCGTGAGAAGGCCACGCCTAAGATTTTTGCGTTCGCGATCACCAACGCGGCGCGGCGTTCCTGGCGGCTGGCGGCACGAATGAGGGCGGAAGGCATGCTGGCGGGGGTCGCCGATATCTGTGTGGCGCTGCCGCGCGGCCGTGTGGCGTGGCTGGAGATGAAAGCCTCCCGCGGCCGCCAGTCGCTGATGCAAAAAACCTTCGAAATCCGCTGCAAGCAGCTCGAACACCCCTACGCGGTGGCGAAGAATCTTGACGAGGCCGTGATGTTCTTGAAGCACGTAGGCGCCCTGCGATGACCAACCCGTTCGAGCAATTGGCTAATGCGCAAATGGTCGCCGTGACCCGCGCCAAGCACCGCGCCGCGGAAAAGCGCGCGGCGAAAGTCGTCAAAAGCGAAAAAGATGCGCCGATGAAACTATCGGAGATGGAGCAGAAGCAGGCCGATCAATCGACGCAGACAAAGTTGTGGCGGGCGTTTCATCGCGCGGAAGTCCAAACCGTTGCCGAGCGGCACGGTGAGAACTGGCAATCGCTGGTTCGGGTGCTGAAAGGGCTTTCGCTCGATGATGGTGAAGAGCTGATCGAATACATCCGTAGCCAGCGCTGGCTGCACGACGCCGATGCGCATACCCGCCGTGTTGCGCTTGGCCTGATTGCGCGCGCCATCATCCGGCTGCGCCAGAGCAACGGCCTGCCTCCGTTCGACGACAGTGTGCTCGATGAGCCGCCGACCGCATTCGAAGTCATCCGCAAAGAACTGAGAACACAAACATGATCATCAAGCAGACATTGGACGCTTACGCGGCATCGCTCGACAAGTCGTGGGACCATGATCGAACCAGTACGGTGGGCGCCAGTGAAGTTGGCCAATGCGCCCGCAAGATATTTTGGCTGAAGAATGAAAACGACAGTGCCCGCCGCGTGGAGCGAGACCCGGAATATCAGGATAGTTGGGGCGCGCGCATGCGGGGCACGGTCATCGAAGATGCGTTTTGGCAACCCGCCATGAAGGCGCGGTTCGGTGACCGGCTGATTTATTCCGGCAAGGAGCAGAAAACGTTCGTGCTGAACTATTTGTCAGCCACGCCGGACGGAATGATCAACGACTTGACCGAGGAAGAAAGCAAGCAGATCGGCGTCGTCGCCAACTGTGTCATGGTCGAGTGCAAAACCGCGGACCCCCGCACCAACTTGGCCTCGGCCAAGCAGGCCAACGTGTTCCAAACGCAGGTCCAGATGGGCCTGGTGCGGGAGTTGCACGATTTCAGTTATAGGCCAACCCACAGCATACTTTCATACATCGACGCCTCGTTCTGGTCCGACGTCAAGGAATTCGTGATCGCGTTCGACGAGCGGATTTATGAGACCGCGCAAGAACGCGCCATGCAGATCATGACTGCCGACAGCGGCGCCGATCTCAAGCCGGAGGGCTGGATCGCCGGGGCTAAGGAATGCAACTACTGCCCGTTCACCAAAGCCTGCGGCATCGAGCGACGCAATCTGCCGTTCCAAGACATCGCACCGATCGATCCGCAATTCGCCGAAGAAATCACGCAGATGGCGCGGCAGCTTAGGACATTCGAGGCCGGCCGTGACGGGCTCGACGCCGAATACCGCGGATTGCAGGAGGCCATC